CCGACCTGCTGAAGACCAGCGGCAGCTTGCCCCGCCGCACCCTGACCAATTTGAAGCTGGGCCATAGTCGCGGCCTGCGCCTCATTGTAGCCTTGCCGCATAAGGTCAGCGATCATTTGATCTCGGCCAAGCTCGTAAGTTGCTTGGCGTTCGCCCTCATAGACACCACGCCGCTCGTTCCCGAAGGCGCCGGACCGAGTAATATCAGCCATTTCCTGCGTCTGCGCAATCTCGCGTTCGCGGGCCATACGGGCCAGAGCCGGATCAAGCACGTTTGCCGTATATCCCGACAGGTTCGCCTCGTTCATTGCCTGATAATCGGCGGGCGTCATGCCGCTGATCTGCCCAATCTGGTCATAATAAGGCAACGCGCCCAACGACGTTTGCGATACATCCGCAACCATCTGGCCTTCGTATGGCGTGAACGGCATTTGCCCAATATCCGTGGCCATCGGGAATACTTCGTTAGAGTAGAAGTCCTCAATGAACACAGGGACTGTGGCCGTGCTGCTTTGGGTCGTTTTGCTTCTACCCATGTTTCAACTCCATTTCATATACGCGGCTCTTTTCCTCAAAGCCGAGTTTCGCCGCGTGCTTGGACCACCCCAAGCGACCATTTGCTTCTATTGCCGAGCAGCCCATTTTTTCAGCCACCTCAACCATCGTATCCAAAGCGTCCTCCAACCAAACCTTCATGTGCATCCCTGCAATATGCGATAGGTGGAGGATTTTCCTGCGGGGGTGTTGGATAATCATTGTTATGATTACCGCCGTCAACTTGTCCCCAACCGTGATGAGCCATAGCTGCTGACCACCGTTGATTAGATCACCGCGTATTTCATCGAGACCAACGTCATTGGCGACACGACGCTGCGACATTGCCACAATTGGCGACACCACGGGCCACACCATATCAACGCGGTCACGCTGCACTAGGCTAACCTTTACAGGCAGTTTATCCGATTGAGCGGCCATTGTCATCCGCTCAACCGTGTGATCGCAATCGTGCTGGCAGGCGTGGCAGGCGAAAAGGCGGTGGCCGCATAGGCAGCCAGCTTGCCGCTTGTGCTGTCAACAGCCCAATACGCCTCAAGGTAATCTCCAGCGGACACAGTAAAGATTGACGAGCGGCTCACCACAATCGTTGCGTCGTTCTGATGCAGAGCGTTTTTCATGGTCGAGCCGCCAATATCAACACCGTTGAGACGGGGCCAGAAGTAAAACTCGACAGTCGACGAAGACGTTGACGCGATCTGTGCGGAAAAACTGACCATGTAGACGCCAGCCTCTTCAAACACGATGCGCGATGCCGGTGTGCCCAAACTGATCCCGTTTGCCGAAGCGACCGTATAGGTCAAAGCGTATGCAGTATCGACAGCCGCAGCAGTCACGTCAGCATCTATGTAAAGCTGCGCGTCACCGTCTTCCAAGACGACCTGTCGCCATTCGCCGTTCTTGCTTACGACCGGATAGCCATTTACGTCATCCCAAAGCAGAACGCCGTTTTGAGCCGCGCTGTCAGACGACTGCTTATAGACAAGCTGCACAAGCTGGCGGCCTAGCTGCCTCACAAGCTGAGACGCCCATGCTTTCCAGTCTGAACCTGTTGGCTGCGGTAGGTTCATCGCCTGCCAGCCTCAGTTACATCAACGCGGGGAACGCCAAACCGCCAAGCGCTTAGGGTGTTGCCCGTGACGCGCATTCTGGCCTGGCGACCAGTGAACCGAACGCTGGTCGGATTTGCCATGGTATAAGGACCAAACGTGCTTTCTGGTGAGTTTGGATAGAGCCGCGTTTTGAACGTCACCGTCACCTCGCCCTGAGTTGCCTCGTCAGGGATTAGCTTGTGCACGTTTACCAACCGGTCGCCGTTGCCGATGCTGGCAGGTCCACTTTCCGCGTAGACCTCCGCCCCACCATAGTTAAAGCCGGTTTCATGGTCATAAACGTCGCCGCCGTCGTCAGCGTAGATCGGCGTCCTGAAAACACCGCGATCCACGCCGCTCGTTCGCGCAAGTTTGCCAAGAAGCCAGTGACCCTCTTTGAAGTCATAGGCCACATAACTGTCGATTTCGTTTGAATCCGACGAGCAGTAGAACCACCAGACCTCGCCGTTCTGACCATTCAAAACGGCCCACGTCTTGCTGATCTGAGCGGTGTTTAGGTCAAGGAAAACGGCGTCACTGACCTCGCACGGGATTTCTTGAACGGTTTGGCCATCAAAACGGAAGAACCCTTTGGTCCCCATCCAGAAGACACCTGCATCCGTGGACGCCGATGCCTTGCGGGCGATTATGCCGCAAGACGACCCGACGCGCTCGAATTGATAGACAAAAGGCGGCCCAACATATACCGCACGGTGCGCGTCTGTGTCAGTGAGGATTAGCGACTGACCACTTGTCCGTTGTGCGCACATGATCCGACCCGGTGTTTGCAGGATTTGACTGCCAGCCTGATTGGTCGCCGCAGCCGTCCATGTCGTGTTATCTTCCTGATCAGACCACGCGACCTTTCGGTTGTCGCCACCAGCGCCAAGCGCGAACAGAAACCGCTCTTCTGTCGAGAACACTCCGGAGCATCCGGTCGGAGCATTGCTGATAACAGCCGCAGGTGTTCCGGTGTTCAATTGCCACTCGTACAACTTCCCGTCGGAACTGCTGCACGCGACCAAATACTGACCCCATGTATCCATCTGCCAAGTGGTCGCCTCTGAGAAGTTGCCGGTATCCGGTCGGATCGTTCCGTAGAAACTTGATCCGAACGTGCCGCCACCATAACCGGTATTCACCGCAGCGTCTTCAAGGCCAGCCGTCAAGCCGACTGGCGTGATATCCGACGCGCTGCTGGCGCTGCCGAGCATGGCGTAGAGTTTGTTATACGTCCCCGCCGCGATCCAGCGATCCGCGTTGTTATCCTCCCACGCCAGCATCCCGCGTGGCGCGGCGGCATAGGCCGAGGCAACACGATCTCGCCAGCCGCCAATCGGGCGCAGGCTACCCTCTTTCCATCGCACAAGGCTGCCATCACGCCAGCGGCCCGCGCCCTCAAGGTCGGTGCCGTTGCGAAAGAAACCAGGCGGGATTTTTATGGGGACGTAGGTCATCAGTAACCAATGGCAATGTATGTCTGATCATAACCGCTTGTGTTGTGCGAAATTTCACACCCGCTAGTGGTTATGTTTTGGACCGATGGCGTGTATTGGTCTGCACGGCTGCCGATTTGACCAGCCACGACTGTGAAGCACGCGGTGGGGAACGTCGTTGGGAACGTCGCGGCGACAAACGTGCCAGCGGCACCGTCCCCCGCAATTGTCCCCCATTGGACAATCAAGCCGTTTGATAACTCAACATATCCGTCAGATGCCAAAGAGTCTGAAACAACAGCCAACGCCTCAACCGCAGCCTTCACTTTTGCAGGTGAGACAAGGCTTTCTGTCGTGCTAGTGCCAGCCTCCCAAGTCGCCTCAGACTGCGTGGTAATGTCTACGCCAATAACGTCGCCGTCCGCGTTCCATTGGGCATACTGCCCATCCGTCCCAGCCGTCCCCGTGACGATAGTCGTATCAGCCCCAGAGACCGCCGTCAGGCCGTCCAGCAGGTTCAGCTCAGCAGCAGTGGCCGTCAGCGTGTTGTAGTCGGTCAGCGCCCACGTCACGCCGTCCAGCGCGTTCAATTCGTCGGTCGTGAGCGTTGCCCCGTCCAGAATGGCAAACTCAGTCGCATTGACGCCGCCGAGAAGCGTATCAAGCGCAGTCCAGTTGCCGTTTAGTTTTGTCCCCCAGGTGTCCTCGTCGCCACCGACGGTGGGCAAGTCCCAGGTGTAATTGGTTGTGGTGGCCATGATATAACCCCTTTCGTTGCCTTAGATATAGCACAGGCAGAGGCTACCTGCACGTACCTGTCATCCTGTCATCCAGATCAGCTATCCACGACGCCCAAGCTTCTGGCACCTCGGTAATCGTTTCCACAGGCGGTAGAGACAGGCGCGCTTCCTGATAAGAGACGCAGCCCGCCCCGCCCTCACTGCCAGCTGCCCTCGTTAGACCGCAGCCGGTCAACAGGATCATCGGAGCGGCCAGCAGAGACCGCCTCACGGCCCCTTTCCACTCGCTCGGTAGTGTCACGCATCGCAGCATCTTCTGCCTCCTGACGGCCCTCTCTGCGCCCGCTGGCGCGGCCTAGCCATTGCCCAAGGAACAACGACATTGCGCTAATCAGCAGAGCACCGAAGCCAATGATGATCTCACTCATCGCCAAACACTCGAGATAGCTTGTCACGAATGCCAATCAGGCCAGTGCCAAGTGCCATCAAAGCGGCGGGCGAAGCGTCCTGACCGCCTGCCAGAATAGTAACAAAGCGGCCAAGCTCATTTGCCCAACCGCCTGCACCAGACAACATCAGAATACCAATTGCGATGGAACTCAGGCCAGCCCACCACGTCAGGCTTGTCGGTCGAATATATCTCATGCCGGTCCACCTTTGCTGAGGAAGGAAAACAGTCTGTTGATGAGCTTAACCAACGGACCCTCTTTGACAGGGCGAGGCGGCTGAGCATCAAGGACAGGAACGCGGGTTTGCGGAACATGATCTTCATCGGCAGGCATCCGTCGCACAGAAAGAAGGCGGCTCACAGGGTATCGCTGGACATTCACTGCATCTGACTGATTGCCACCAAGAACTTCAAGGTGAGTGCCAGCTCGATTGACGAAAAACCCCACATGACCCCGCCAATCGTCGGGACTATTGCGCCAGAAAACAAGAACGTCTCCAACTTTCGCATCCTCCAAGCTGATTTCTTGGCCCCATTCAAGATAAGACCGCGCATTCAATGCCCGAGTGGATCGAAGACCGGCACGCTCCAGCATGGCACCTACGAAAGCTGCGCACCACGCAGTCTCATCGTCCTTAACCCAACCATGCCCCACGTCAGCAAAGAATTGAACGACGCTTGGATTGTTCTCAGGGCCGCGCAGCTCGCGCAGGCCCTTCTCTTCCGAGGCCATGATGTAGGCCTGCCGCTGTAGCTGGTGCATCTTCATGTTCCGACCTTTGCGATAAGCGCCTTAATGTCGTCCCGGATTTCACCAAGCATCTTGTTGGTTTCTTCGCGCGCCTCCTTAGAGGCATCAAGGTCTTCTTTACGCTGGTTCCAAAGCCGCTTGATCTCTTTGGTGTTCTCCACAGAGCGTCCTTCCAGCCTAATAAGCCACACAAGAAAACCCACGAAGCCCATCATAATCGGCCAGTATTGAAGGACAGTTTCCATTTTTGTGATTTTCCTTATGCAGCTATTTTCGACCAGTCGCCCGACGACGGATCAACTTCCTGCCAAATGGTCGCGGCGGCTGGAGCATCTTCCCAATCAACGCCAGCGGACACAACCTTGCCCCAGACGGTGACCTGACCGACCCTTCCGGTGGCGAAGACGCCAGTGACGGGGATACCAGTCGTGGTTGCTATGCTGACGGAACCGACTGCGCCAGAAGCGGAGACGCCAGTCAAGGCCGCATAGGTGATCGCGCTTGCGGAAACCGAGCCAACCTCACCAGTGGCGGACACGCCGGTGACAGTAATCGAGGCGCCACCCGCTGCTACTGCAGAGCCAACCTCACCGGTAGCGAATACACCGGTGACATTTATGCCCGCACGGACCGTGACGGAGCCAACCTCTCCCGTGGTGGAAACGCCCGTGGGAGTAGCCGAGGCACCCCCCGTTGCTATTACAGAGCCAACCTCGCCAGTGGCGGACACACCTGACGGAGAGACGTTGACATTGGCGACAACGGAAACAGAGACGGAACCGACCGCGCCAGTGGCGGACACGCCGCTAACGACAACGGGGACGGATACCAGCACGTCCCCCACCGCGCCCGTGGCGGACACACCAGTGACGAGAACCGTGACGTTCGGGCTTACGACCCCGGCGTCATCCGCTAGGGGCGCGCTCGCGAGGGGTGAAAAGCCGAGCATCTACTTACTCCGGTTCAGTGGGCCATGTCACATTGTACGGGAAATCAGCCTGCGAGGGAACATCCCGCAGCGCTTGGCGGTACGTTGCCCATGTGGCCTGATCCACCGGGGCATCAGCGACCTGTGTCCAGTCCGATTGAGCAAGCAGCACATCCCGTTTGCTACGTACATTTCGCTCGGCGTCTTCCGGCGAAAGGTTCTCGACGGTCCAGCTTTGAAGCCACGCGCCGCTGACCTGCTCGAAAGGTGCCGCGATGATCTTCTGCACGAGCGCGTCGCAAGTCGGCTGCGGCAGGACTGTGTAGGGATACACGTCCCAGTCGGCCAACAGTGCATCGCTGGGCTGCTTTGGAAAGCTGACGTTAGAGTTGTCACGACGCAGTTGCCCGATTGAGTAGGTCTCGGGGACGCCGTTTGTGAGTTTGAGGTAGGGCATGGTGTTCACTTCCCGTGCTTGTAGATAGTGTCGCTGCCAAAGCTGCAACTTATGAGGTTCTCACCATCGAAAGCTAGACCTGACGGATCAGAGGCGGGGGAGGCAAAGTTCGAAAGGATTGTCGAGGATACCCCATCGTGCACATATATCCTATCTCTTATATGGTCACAGCTTATAAGGTTGGTGCCGTCAAATGCCAACCCTCGAGGACTACCGGTAGAGCCCCCCGGTGACGCAAAAGAGGTTAGTATTGTCGAAGATATACCGTCGTGGACATAGATTGTTTCGGCATTCAAGTCGCAACTTACTAAGTTTCCGTCTGCGATTGTCAGTCCCGCCGGAGTGTTGGAGGGGCTTAAGAAAGAAGATGTTATCGAACTGGTCAAACCGGAATGCACGTAAATCCTATCAGACGTGTAATCAGTGCTGATCAGGTTTGTACCATCAAATGCCAAACCGGAAGGGTTTGACGACGGGCTTGAAAACGAAGATGATATGGTGCTTGAAAACCCGTCATGGATATAAATAGTATCAGTGCCATTGTCGCAACTTATCAGATTGCCGTTTGCCCAAGTTAAGCCGTTCGGATTTACAGACGGGGAAGAAAAAGAGGCCAGAATAGTGGAGTTTGGCGGAAGATAACCTCCTCCACCACCACCAAGCGTTCCACCCGCTCCTGCCACCTTGCTCCACAACATCAGCTGCCATCCCCCACAAGTGCGCCGTAAAGCGTCGTGGATACTTTCCAGAGAGCAATGACCGTGTATCCCGTCGTGGCGAGCGTCGGGGCAGAGCCGCCGTTGTTGACCCATGTGACCGACATGCTAGTGGCCCAGTTAATCGTGTAAGCCGTCCCGTCGTCGATCATCAGCGTGATCGCTTCACCGGCGGAGAGGCTTTCAGACGGCGCGGAGTTTCCCGACAGGGTCCATGTTTGGATAGACCCGTTGTCTGGGTCCAGCGCCGGGGTGGTGCCGCTGAGCGCGTACACGTCTTCAAGGATTGTCCCCGTCATCGTCGGGCTGCTGATCGCTGGAGCGGTGAGCGTCTTGTTGGTCAGGGTCTGTGTGTCAGTCGTGCCGACGACAGCTCCGGTCGGAGCGGTTTTCGCAGACCATGTATCGAGGTCAGCGTCATACGCCTGAACAGTAGACCCAATGTCGGTATCCACCAGCACGTTGCTGCCGCCGTTCTGAAGCGTTCCGGTGAAGTTGGCCGTCCCGGCATCATATTTTGCAGTGTCCGCGTCATAGCCCTGCACCGTGACGCCAATATCCGAAGACTGCAGATAAGCGCTCGTGTCGATGACGTAGCCGAGGCTCGTCCAAACCGTAGAGCCGTCTCCGATCTTCACCTTATCGGTGTCGGTCTCGTAACCGATCTCGCCCTGCGCAAGCGTGGGGTCCGCGCTGGTCCAGTTGGCAGCCGTGTCCCGGCGAACTTGAATACGGTCAGCCATTATGCCGATCCCCCGTCAATAGTCTGTTCAGCCGTATAGGTCGAGTTGGCGAAGCCGCCATCCGCCGACTTGGCAAAATCCGCCGCAGCGGCGCTCACAAACACAACCGCAGAGCCGGTCAGGTTCAGAAGCGACCCCGTGCTGCTCTCTTCAAGCGTACGCGTCATCGTCGGCCCGCTCGCCGAGTAGACGCCGGAGCCGATCTCCCAAGCGCTGCCGTCCTCAATGACGTAGCGGACCGTGTCGCCGCCCGACACGCCGCCAGCGGCAAAGGTCTGGTAGCCCGTCTGCGCGGCTCCGAGCGTCACCGTTCCGGTGCCCGTGGTGGCCGTGGCCACCTTCACGCGGTTGACAAGCTTCACCATGGCTTACTCGATCCGAATGATCGCGTTCGACGCATCCGCCGTGGGCATGGTAACCACGAAGTCACCAGCCGTGGAGGTCTTGTCAGAGCCGAAGTCCAGAACCGCAACGGCCTTGTTGGCCTGCGAGGAGTTATAGATCAATGCACCGCGTGCTGTGATCGTCGCGGTGGACCACGTCACGTCAGAGAAGTCGACGTAGGCGGTCGTGCCGCTCGTGCTCACCGAGCCACCGGTTACGGTGAGGGTTTCACCGCCAGCTGTGTAGCCGGTCCCGCTGACCTCGTTGGTCGCGGAGTAGGCGGTGGTCGCTGCGCTCAAGGTGGCGCTGCTGGTGTAGAGCGCGATCTTGAAAGTGTCGGTCGTGAAGTCGTGCACGCCCTGCAAGGCTTCGGATTTGAAGCTGGTGCACATTGCTTGGGTGATGGCCATTTGTCAGGTTTCCTTACGCCATTGGCTTTGCGCGCATACGGATTGAAGATGAACCGACCTTAGCACGATCAGACTCAATTTGCAGCGCGTTAAGCGATTGTTCCAGCAAACTACCCCAAACTTGAAGCTTGTTGTCATCGTCAAGATACGGTGCCGCCTCAAGAAGCGACCCGTAGAGATACACGTCGGGCGAGTTGGTCAGAAGCCAGTTTGTCGTGTTGCTATCAGACAGAGCCGGGATTTTTGAATAATACGTCAACTCGACAGTATAAGACGCATCAGGCGTCGGAACCAATTGGAAAGTGTCCCCAATCATCGAAAAGAACTGCGGCCTGGCACTACCGCTGCCAGCAAGCCTCTGCTCTTCCGCCGCCTGATCTGGCGTGACGTATTCCAGCGTTGTAATCGGCGACGTATTAAGTTGAAACCGGACATTTTCCAGCCAATCCGCCGGAACGGTCAAATATCCCTCAGATGCAGTCGCGTCAGACCGCGTCACCATCCGGTAATCCCGAATTCGCCGGTTGAACTTGGCCTCGGCCAGATCAATGAACGACGGAATAACCGAGGTCAGATCGGTGCGCAGAAGCCAATCAGCTATGGCCGACTGCAACTCGCTATAGGTCGTGATGGCCATCAGACTGTCCCTTCGCGCGTCCTGAACACCCGGTTGTCCCCGTCATTCAGCCATTTCCTGAGCGCAACGGGATCGTCAGCGATGCCGCGCCGCTTGAGGTCATAATACACGCTCAACGGAATAGATGCGACCCTGCTCATGTCACCCCATTTCGTGCGCTTGTCGGTCATGTTGCGATGGCGCGTGTTGCTGTCGTCAAGGTCAAGCTTCTGCTCGGTCTCGATGACATACTCGCCGTTAGCCTTCACATGCCAATACCGGCGAATGCCGGTCACAGGGTCTTCGTCAAACAGTCGTTTGGTCATGCCAGCCTCATAGGTGATGGGGCGACCGAAGCCGCCCCATTGTCAGATCAAGGTTAGCTCGTGGTCAGGTCGAAGACCCCACCATGCGCAGCCTCGTTCATGACCTTCAGGCCGAACTCGCCAATCAGCATACCCTTTTCGGCGTCACCGGTTTTCGCCAGTTCGACGCGCTGGATCGGGCGCAGGTAGCAGACCGACGCA